CGTGGTTTTCTCGACCGTTCCAATGCGTTCCGGCGTGTTATTGATGCGGTCGGACAACGATAGTAACCAATACCGCATCGCTTGGGTAACTCGTCCACTAATGCTGGCGTGCATCACTGGACGTTCCACCACAAATTCCGGCGTCGGGGCGAGGACGGAGGACATTATCTCCCACTCCAGAAGCCACGGCCTTCGACTTCCGCGCCAACCAATCGCCACGGGATCGGATCGCTCACGGTAATGCTCGGCACCCAGCACTGGGTACTGGACGGCAAGCGTGTCCACACCACTTGCGTGCCATATTCGCCTTGTTTCCCACCCCCGGCGGTCCGTTCATCTGACCAGGTTTTCGTATTCACCGAGGACTGCAACATGACGTGCGGGTCGCTTCCCGCGCCACTCGATGTACCGAGTCCGACTTCCATCATCAATTCAAACCGACTCACAAACATCCGGCGCACGTCAGGGTTACGCCAGAGCGGCGGAGGAATCCGCACACGGCGAATAATGGACCCGTCACATTCCGTCGTAGTCGTGTTATCCATCACGCACAGGAGCCCGCTACTGCGATCTCCAACAAGATGCTTGGCAAAGCCATAGGCATGACTGCGTGGGCTCCACAAATTAAAGTCCCCCTCCGAGGCATCCCAGACGCCGCGTTCGTGCCACACGCCGCTCACCATGTCATAGACCCAAGTCGCGTTGGCACTGGGAAACGTGAGGCAATAAAACACATGGCCTTCGTCTGAATACACCACCGCTTCGGCATCGGTAATCTTGGAGGTCCGTTCATACCCCGCAATAGCCGTTTCAACGGCATGTGTACTGATCCGCACGGGATTCGGCCCTTGGGCACTGACCACCATCCCGGCCCCATCGGCCGTACGTGAGAGCCAGCACATCGTTTCGCCCACGAGCTTGACTGACCACGGCGCGGGTGTGCCATAGCTAAAGACCGCTCCAGGCACGGGTGCAAACGGAAACGGGCTCGTGCCCGCGTCATACCAGACTTCACCCGTTTGTTCTCCAATGAGCCAAATCTGCCGGTTGCCGTCCACCACCATCGCCCTCCACGGATCGGGAGCAATACTGCGTTGGGCAAACTGCGTGGCGTCCCAGGTCGTGCCATCGTTTAATTCACTAATCCGAAATTTCGAGGTGGCGGTATTGAAGGCTAGAAAATAGCCATCCAGCATCCCGACTTGGACGCAATCGCCCGTCAAGACCGTGGAGACGCCGTTGGTGGAGAGATTGAGCAGATATCCATTGGTGCCACTGGCAATCAGCAGTTCGTTGCCGCCATCGCCATTGGAGGCAATTGAGGCCGGATTTGCGTCTTGCACCACCGTGCCACGGCTGGTAGCGGTCGCGGTCGTAAAAATCTCGTAAATCGTGGGGCCAATCACCCCATGCACACGTCCCGCCATTGAAAACAGCGCCCGTGTATTCACTTCCGGCACCGTGAGAAACGTGGATTGTCCTGGCGCGGGTAAGAGTGCGGCTCCCCAGGGGACCGCTTGTGGCTCAATATGTTCGGGGTACCAGTTGACCGTCCGTTCCATGTCAGCCATTGGGCTTTGGAGTGCATACGAGCCGGAGATAAACCCTGGATACAGCATCAGGTATCCGAAAAAATGTTATACGGCCAGCCCGCTCCTCCAAACAAGGTGCCTGCCACACCAGAGGACATATCCGAGAGCCGCATATTCGCCCGCTTAATATCCGCTTTGCTTTCCATCGCCGCCTGTTGCAGGGCCGGGGTAATTCCGGCATCAAAGGGAGAGGATAATTCCAGCGCCAAGCCCGTACGTAAAAACCTTCGATACCCAGCCGGAAGCGCAACCGTGTCCGTCACGGCGGTAAATTCACTCACGGGCGTCAGCGAATAAATCACGCCTTCCAGTGTCGTACTGGTCGGAATGGGATAGGGAATCAAGACGCCATAGCCGCTGGCATCATAGGTGGGGTTGTAATACCACACCTGTGGAAATGTCGAGGTGAGTGTTTTCTGGGCAATCGCATCATACGCATCTTCGGTCAATGGGGGCCCTAGATTATATTCCACGGTCGTAGTGGGTGCAGTATCTTGAAAGCCAATGTTCTCAATCGCTAACGGCCCTGTCGGCCGTGCAATATTCACCGTTGCGCCCGTGCCAATGGTGTAGGAGGCCGTCCCGGACACCAGTGTCCAGGTCGTACGCGTCAACGTGTACACACTGAGTCGTTCCGTGGCGAGGGTATTGATCCAATCATTCAAACGGGACAAGCCGAGCGCGGCATCATCGGCCGACACCACTTCTCCCGTCTGGATCACGCGGAGGTCTTGCAACGCGCCGGTAATCAACTCGGTGACGGTCATTAGACTTGATACAGCGCCCGCATTAACGAAGCTGTCGTATTCGTGCTATTCACCCGAATGGTCTTGAGCGGGAGGATTTGTCCGGCAATAGAGGTGTACGCCCCTGACGATCCATCCTCAAAAATGGCCACCACCACACCCGCCCCGCCGACATAAATCGCATCGGCCGGAATCGCCTTCGTCTCGGCATTGGCCGCATACGTCGATCCGTCATAGTTCACGGTATCGCTCTTGGTAATGGTCTGATCTCGATTAAACGTGCCGCTACTTTGTGCCATCAGTCGTTACCTTCTTCTTTTTCTTGTGGTGCGACCGTTTCTTCCGCACGGGCACTGACGCCACATGCTCATGTGTGGCTCCATCGGCCACCGCCGCTTCCGCTTGCGCCTGTGCGCTCATGCGCTGATCACTAAAATGTCGCTTCGCGGCCGTATCCGCAATATCAATCTGCGCCCGTTCATACGCCTCAAGCGCATTTTCTGGAGAATCTGACCAGCCTTCTCGATAGGCACGATCTAACCCGTCTTGACTCGGTACGATCAACTGACACGAGCGAGAAAATGCTTCAGCTTCGGCATCACCGACCGTGGCCAAGGGATCGCCACACATGACTTTCCCATTGGATCGTGCATGGGCTTTATAGAGCATGACTGGAAACGGCTCAATCCCATTGGTATTAAAGCCGCCCTGGCTTTTTGGGAGATCCCACTTGCTCGTTTCACGGGAATATTCTGAATCTGGACTCTGAACAACAGCCATAGGACATCCTTTGAAAAAAACGGAAGGCGTAGGCCGCGGTGCCGCGAGAAGGCCTGCTCGCGTCGTGGCCTGAACCAGCGTAAGCCGTAGCCACGCCTCCCATGTGTCAATCGTGCGTATTACGCGATAGCGACGTCAATCGCTGTTAATGTGCCGCTCATCGGACTTGGGAGCGGTACCCAAATGGAATTGGCCGCTGTCAGTAACATACAGCACTGACCGCTTCCATCAAACGTCCCGACATCATACCCCGATCCGGCATCGCCTAACCCCGCGGTGTATGTCACCGTATGGGCCGCTTTGCCATTCGCCACAATGGCTAAAATAAGGCCATCTTGGGACGAATCTGGATTGGCGAGTGTCATCGCTAGTGCGCCAGTGCCATTGATGAGCGCTGTTGTCCACTGTGCCTCGCCGAACGCAATCGCTCCGGCGGCGGAATAGCTTGTCGTGGTAAACGGGATCACCCCTGGCTTGAGATTCGACGTGCCCGCTGACGGCACGGTAAAGTCTGCCGCCGCGCCATGTGTGACATTGGCCGAGGCCGCATGCGCCGCCGTGACCGTGCCATTTTGCCCGCGTACCACATTCACCGTGGTGCCGCTGACATAGTCTTGTGTGACCTGCATAAATTCGCCGTCCACTAAGACTAGGCGTCCAGCCGCGACCGAGGTGGCTGATGCCACGACGATGCTTGTGTCCGTCACTACGACGGCACTGCTGAGTGTTGTTGTAGCTAGTGCCATAATTAACCCCAAACCCGCGAAGCAAGTCGCGCTTGAATGGTGGCCGCACCAATCAGAATATCCAATCGACTAGGATTCTGATCTGTACCAATTTGGTACTGTTCGACCATCCGAATGGAGAACCCAAGCGATTTAGATCGTACGGTGGTGCTTTCGGCACCGGCGCCTGGTTTCATGAGGTCTGCCATCACGAACGCAAAGGCGTCTGGATGATAAACCAAGGATTGTGGACTGGTATAGGTGGCTAATGTGCCTCCAGCCGCCGCAGTGGTGCCCAGCACGGTAATCACCGCATTGTTCGCTGGACTGGCCGAGACGGTCTGAAGCGCTCCACTCGTAATAATCGAGGGAGAAATCGGCAATGTAGCCATCGCTCCTGACGAATCAGAGGTGGTCGCGGTGACAACAAACTGTTGTAACCGTCCATTATCCGAATAGGACAAGGGGTTCACGCTGTTGACGCCCGCAATCGTAAAGACGTCACCTTTGTTCAAGGTAGCGGCGCCTGAGGCCCAGCCATCTGTGGAAATAGTGCTTCCTGTTTGGCTTGCGCCATTCACCAGCGGTGTCGAGGCGGTAAAGGTGCCGGTCGTATGCGTCGGACGCACTGGGTCCTGCAACCATTTATCCACACCCAACTGCTTGCGTCCGAACATGCCTTCTTCGTAATTTTCTGAAATGACGGCGGTCGGATTAAACAAGGAGCTCGTGGTATCAGCCAACGTACTCATCGCCAGCGGATCAAGCACGGCCACACGTCCCCGTAACGGAGTCGAGAGGTCGGTGAGCTTCACACCTGCCTGGAGATAGGTCAACGTCGTGGTCGGGGTCGTGCCTGGGGTGCCGACAGACGAATAGATGTCTGTATAGACGGCATCAAAGGCCAGCACCTCTGCCGCATTGGCGAGGGCTTCCGATCCCGGCGTCACATACCGCGCTCGAATATTGTCAAGCTCGGTTGTGGCCTGTGCCGAACTGTACCCAAACGCCACATTCTTTTGGTTTGTGAGCGTAATCGGCACGGTCTGGTCATAGAGGTTCTGGAGTTGTAACGCTTGACCATCAGTGACGGTAAACCGTTGCGGGAGTCGTGCATTGACGGTATTGCCGACTTTGGCACCAGCAATTTCGTACTGGTCATCGTATGTCCTGTTGACGTTGGCAAGAAACACGAGCTTGTTAATAAAGCCGCGTGCCACTTCCTTCGTGGTCCAGGACGGCGTGGCAAGTGTATTTGCCATAACGCAATCCTTTCAGTCTCCTCGGAGACTACAGACGCCCGTGCTTCCGATCTGCCGCGTTCATGCGGCGAAAATGCTCATCAAACGACAACTCGTCTGTAATAGCATCGGCATCGGGCGTATGAGGCGAACTGCCCAGCGGCTTGATGGGAGGTTTCGCGTGACTGACAACTGGCGCGGAGCCGCGTACTTCTGAGGCCGCGCCTAATCGTTCTTCGAGTTTGCCCATTTCTCGGTACACTTCAACCGGATGCAGGGTGGACAACCGCTGAGATTCATCTTGATGGGACGAGAGGTAGCGTAAGAGTTCTGTGCCCACGGGACTTTCCATCGTCAGGTATTGCATGGGCATCGACATCGGTGTCTCCGTATTCAGGTGGTCATCGAATGTCGGATCAGACTTGCGTGCGGCCTGTAATCGTGTCTGCCAGCCCGATTCACGCACACGGTCGGCTTCTTGTTCCGCCGCGTGCGAAGCATCATAGGCATCGCGTGTGGCATGTTCTTGGGCCCGCATATCCGTCACGAATGTGGTGAGGGCCATGGTGTAATCGTCATACTGTTCAAATTGATCGACTGTGGGCGCACCCGGCATCGTTTTATATCGTGCCCAATCGGGCTGTGCCGGAGCCGTCTGAGTGGCGGGACTCTGTGCGGTCAGGGCCGCGAGTCGTTCTTCAGCCTCTGCGGCTCGTCGCTCCGCTTCCCGTTGTTTGCCCACTGCAACTTGCACCGCCGCAGTGGCATCCTTGCGCCGTCGCTGTTTGGCTGTTTTTTTGGGGACGTCCTCGGCGTGTGCCGTGTCTGTCTCCTGATCTGTCTGCGCTGGTGCGTCCTCGGAAGAAACTTGCACAGGCGTCTCGCTAGACACTTCTTGAGATGCCGGACTCGTCTCCACTGTCTCTGGAGAAGCCTGATCTGGCGTCTCAGTCGTGGTGGACATGTCGCTTGATAAATCTAACGATGCCTGAATTTGCTCGGTCGATTCGTGGTTCGAGTCGATGGTAATCTCACCTGCACTAGCTGATGGCATAGAAAGCTCTCACAATGTTTGTAATCAGTTTTACATATTTACGAGTGTCATGCAATTAGGCACTCATCCTCTGCTGACGCAACTGCGGATATTTCCGAAAGACCGCCCGTCGAATCCCTGCCGGATCGGGCGCATTGTGGGCCAGTTTCAACGCACTTCTGCCCCGTGCCAGCGTGTTAATGGGATAACTCCCTGCTGGCGATCCCCCAGACGGTCCGGCAAAGGTTTTCACATGTGGATAGCGTCCGACATTTGACCCGCCAGGGCGTGTCCGGGCGGCCCGAATACGGGGACTGAGCATGTCCCCCAATCGACCAACGCTATTAGACTGGGGCATACGGTGTCTCCTCTGACGTTTCAGACGTCGTGTTCTTCGGTGTCACGACCGCCACGACCGTGGGGTCTTTCGTGGCTTGCGTCAGCGCGGCATCGAGGGTTTTCATGTCTCGATCATGCGCTTGCTCATCAGTCGTGACCGCTTCCTCGCGTTCGGCCTCAAACACGGTTTTGGCTTCCGCCGCTTTGACCTTCATTTGGGCAATCGCCAAATCCGTCTCGTTCTTCATCCGTTCCAGTTCGACACGCACCTGGGCATCGGCCTGTTCACGCGCCGTAATGGCTTGCTGTTTCACCGCTTCGGTATCGACTTCACGGGTTTTCTCCTCCAGCGCCTTCGTCAACTGCTCCAGCATTTGCCCTTGGCCTTGGAGTTGTGACTGGAGTTGTGTGACCTGCTGTTGCGTATCGTCCTCCTGCAACGGCTGAGGGAGCAGTTTCTTGATCCTGGCGGCGGCTTCATTGTGTCCAGGGAAATCTCTGAATTTCAAATACAAATCGCCCAAAATCGGGAACAGGGACGGATTCGCCTGGAACAGTTGGCCCATTTCATCGGCCCCTTCTTGCGTTCGGGACTTATAACTCCGGCCAATCGTGACCACCACGCCATAGCGGCCTTTTCGCAGATCATAGTGCAAGACTTCCGGCGGCGGTGGTGCGGGCATCGGTCCGGGTGCGCCTGGCGGCATCCCGCCTTGAGGCATGCCTGGTGGCATGCCGGGTGGCATTCCTGGCGGCATTCCGCCTTGAGGCATTCCGGGAGG